TTTGGGGTAATTAAGGATAAACGAGGCAAGGACATCAAGCCTAAGCCTAATACGCTTCAAAAGCGTATGTTTGCCCACTACCGGAAATGTCAAATAGAGGATAAACCGTGTAAAATGATCATATTAAAGCCTCGTCAGAAGGGTGCGAGTACATGTGCGCAGGCTTTGACATATCATCACATGAGAAAGCATGAAAATCTTGCCGGATCTTTGATGGGGGATATTAGCGGTACCAGTGACAAGGTTTTCGAAATATACCGCCGATATGCGGAGTACGACCATTTCCCTTGGACCGAAGACGGAGGATCTTTGGCCGACGGCGGTAACCTTGCGGACTTGATCAAATTAAAAAGCAAGAGTGCCTATGGAAAAGAGACCGCTGGATCGAAGAATGCTGGACGATCCGGTACGATTCAGGTGGGTAATATGACCGAGGTTGCATTCTGGCCTATGCAGGGAGAAAGAGACCCCGCTTTGGGATATTTACAATCTCTATATGACGGAGATAATGTATCTTTAGTGGTGGCCGATTCCACTCCTAACGGCCCAAATGGTTGGTTTTATCGTACTTGGGTACAGGACAATGAATGGGCTAAAATATTTGCCGCATGGTATGAATTTGAAGACTCCGTTATCCCATTTAATTCTGATTCTGAGCTTAAGGATTTCAAGGATACCATGACGGAAGATGAAAAAGAGGAGCAGGAAAGATTTGATGTTGGCTATGAACAATTGCATTGGCGCAGACGAGTCCTCCAGGACAAATGTAATGGTGATCTATCTAAATTCCGTCAGGAATATCCGAGTGATGCCGAGGAATGTTTCTTAATGTCATCCCGCCCACGGTTCCATGTTCGAAACCTTGATAAAATGGTCAAGATATCGAATGATCTTAAGCCTAAAATGGGTACTATGAGCGTCCAGACCGACGGAAAAACGGCTAATTTCAAGCCCGACCGCCTTGGGAACTGGAAAATATATGAGGAACCTGAGTATGATTCCAAATATTTGATCTCGGTGGATACATGCACCGGGGAAGACCAGCAATTACAGGGTCTTGCTGCGGATCCGGATTTCCATTCTGTCCAAGTTTGGAAGGCCCCCTATGAAGACTGGCATGGTAATTGGCATGTCCCGCGGATGGTTGGCTTGCATCATAGCCGATTGGATATTGGAGTGCTCGCCCAGGAGATTGAAGGTGCCGCCCGGTGGTATGGTGATGCATTTATTATCCCTGAGGTAAACAATTCCGGATTGGCGTTGTTAAAATATCTATTGGAATCTGGATTAAGTGTATATCGGAGGCGTCGATTTAATGATTCGAGCGGGATGGTAGAAAAAAGCTTTGGTTGGTCTACCGATAAGATTACCCGAAAGACGGTAATTGATCACATGGCTGCGGAATTACTGGAGGAGAACTTTGATATCCCTGATATTGATGTTCTCAAAGAGATGAAAACCTTTGTTATTAGCGATAAGGGCAAACCGCAAGCCGCTCCCGGTCATCACGATGACCATGTCCTCGCCGCGGCTATTGCTTTGTACAATATCGATAGCGCGAGCACTTATAAATCGCCCAAGAAAAAGAAAATTACTAATCGAATGCTGCATAAAAATCCTGGTCTCATGTGCCCGGATGGCTTCATGCGCGTGCCCTTAGGAGCCATTAAGAAGAATTACAAGCGGTTGATGCCGTAATTCCACGCAACTACTCTTCTCGTTATGGCAGACTACCAAAAAATGCTCAACGCGGGAAAGATGGATCCGTACCACGCCCGTAAATGGCTTCAAACTGATCCCAAAGCTAAAGATCTTTTAGCCGCGTACGCAAAGAAACAAGGGAAGTCTTCGATATATGAATTATTTCCCGGAAAAAGAGGAGAAGATGTGTTTAATGCGCCTCACGGAGACGGTCTTAACTGGCTTCAAAATATAGGAAATACTACCAGACAGTATATATTCGACGATGCTATAGACCACGCAACACCAATAGGTCCCGTTAGCCCCGGAAGCCAGCCCAGTTTAGAAGATTTAATGAGAAACTCGGATATAGATTTAGGGCCTACCCCTAGCGAACCTATACCGAAAGAAGAGGTTACCGCTCAAGAGATAGCAGAAAAAGATCAGATAGCTAAACCAGATTATCGAGACCCGGCAAAAGTCGAAGCCGAGGCCGAGGCCGCAGCAGCCCCAAAAACTTTAGATCAACCCGAAGGCGGAGCGGCTCCAGCTACAACTCAGCCCGCAGGCCCAACCGGTATAGGCCAAAGAATCAAAAGTTTAAATGACGCTGCTCAATCGCTACCCGCAGATGTACCACTCGGAACAGGCGGAGCGACTACAGGAAATCGAGCCCGTATGAACATGCAGGCCGAAGCAAATCGCCAAATAGGGGATCTTATTAAGCAGCAAAAGAAGCAGTCCGACCAAAACAATTTTCTTAGAGATAGATACGACGCAACAAACGGACGCCGAGCCGGAGCATGGGATCGATTAAGCGATCAACAAAAGGACGAAGCAGTCAAAAACTACAGCGGTCGAAGCCGGTTTGACGATTCTAATGTTTTTGCCCAAGCTCAGTACCAGCAATTAAAAGATTCAGGCTACACCCCGCCAATGGCAGACGCCCAATCGCAATACGAAGCCGCTAGCATGAACCCTCCATCGGTTGCCAGAGCCGACGGAACCGCTACAACTGACGAGTTTGGAAATATGAGCGCCGCTCAGCAAAACGCTTTCATACAGAATTATCGCTACAATCCACAAGGACAAGCCCCCGAAACAGTACAAGAGCAAGCGGTGAGTCCTTTAGATGATCCTAGCATTCCAGACTATTCAGATAAAATAGTAGATGCTAAACAGCCTATAAGCCCACTAGATGATCCTAGCATTCCCGATTATTCAGATAAAATAGTAGATGCTAAACAGCCTATAAGCCCACTAGATGATCCTAGCATTCCCGATTATTCAGATAAAATAGTAGATGCTAAACAGCCTATAAGCCCACTAGATGATCCTAGCATTCCCGATTATTCAGATAAAATAGTAGATGCTAAACAGCCTATAAGCCCACTAGATGATCCTAGCATTCCCGATTATTCAGATAAAATAGTAGATGCTAAACAGCCTATAAGCCCACTAGATGATCCTAGCATTCCCGATTATTCAGATAAAATAGTAGATGCTAAAAGCCCTTTAGATGATCCTAGCATTCCAGACTATTCAGATAAAATAGTAGATGCGGCACCTACGCCAATTGCCCAAAATACTCCAGCACCGGCACCAGCGCCAGCGCCACAAAAACCTAAAGGCCAATCACCCGTCTACGGAAAAAAACCCGACGGAACCTACGGAGTTACAGGGTATAGGAATTTATCCGACATGAAAACGGGAGCTTACACCCCGACAATGCGGAATAACGAGAGATTAGCAGATCAAAATCGCCGAGCTCGTTCCGGAGAGATGGAGAATCCATTCGCTAGCGCAGGTGGTACGTATAACCGAGCACTCGGTCAGCAAAACGAAGATGCATTTGCAAAAAGAAGAGCCCAGCAAGCCGAGCTTGCGAAAAAAGCAGCAAGACAAAGAGAGCTGGCCGCAATGCCAACACCAAGAGCAAACGCTGCTATGGATGTCATGAACGGGCTACCCCAAGCCGATCAAGTCGGAATAGTAAATCAATACCGAAAAAGAAGAGGCGAAAAGCCTATTTTTAACCCATACTCGGCTTAACGCCTAAAGTTTATGTCCTTCGACGACTCAGTTCTCAACGACTTAGGAATTAAAGACAACTCAGGCGAAAAAGATGACGGGTTCGAAAAGTTTCTAAGCAAGCCAATCCAAAGGCAGTATCAGCCATTTGGCGGGCCAAAGCCACAGCAGCAAAGCTCAATAGCTGAACCTCAATACGCTCCGCAAGAGCCTCAGCAGCAAGCTCAGCCATATCAAAACTTCAACGATTATGATCTCGATGTATATGAGCAGAAGAAAAAACAATATACATATGTAAATCAAGATGCCAGCGCTCACACATCCTCCGCTAAGCTTTCAGATGATCGCTACGATGACTTCGTAAAGACAAAATTCAGACCGTACTATCAGAGTCTTGGTGGTTTTGACGGAGACTTTGAAACCGATGACGATTACGCGGGTGCAATAGAAGATAGGTATAAAAATGACCTAGCACTTAGTAAGAGCGAAGATGGTTTCTTTGGTGAATCCGATGAAAAAATCGCAGCACGTGGGAGATTAAAAGGGTTTACTCAATGGAACTCCCCAAATGGCTTGCGTGATCAATTTCAAAGATTAAAGCAAGAGAAAGAAATGCGCCGTGCATTAGCCGATCGATCCAGCGCTCAAAAAACGGCATTGATGGATGAAATGACCATGCTTCCACGCATGCAGCTTGATGATGCATTAAAAGCGAGAAAGTCTACCTCCAGCTCCAAACCAAGAAGCAAGAAGGCAACTGATGAAATGCTTGACCAGATGGAGTTCGAGGATCCTGGAATGGTCAATCCGGAAACTGGTTTACGATCAAATCTATACCGAACTGACCCAAGGAATAAGATAAAAGGGATGGTAAACCCTGAGACGGGTAAACAATCCAAAGACTTTTACGCACAACAAGATCGTATGGCTGCGGCAATGCGCGGAGATATGGCCGGATTCATGACTCGTCGCGAATCAGTGTCTCAGGATCGCCAAATGCGCGACCGAGGAATTCTATTTTCTCAAAACGGAATGCTTGACGGATATCCGGTCGGCATGAGCCGTATGGATACCGATATTCTTGATATTGAAAAAGCCCAGAAGATGGGGATCAAAGAGTATAAAGGTCGTCCGATTGAAGAAGCATTTAATGAATTGGGTGGAGAAGAGCGCTTAAATGTGGCCAAGATCATGAATGCAGTACGGTCTGCATACTCTAACCGAGAAAAAGCACAGATTGAATGGCTAGCGGGAAATAGAAAAGCAGATCTTAAAGCTCCAATGGATGAGGCTAATGACTCATTTG